ATGGCTCTCCAAGTACCAGGGAGAAGCCGTTTGCCAGAATTGTTGGAAGCTAATCATCTAATGGCAAGAGAACTTGCGGTAAAGTTAGATGTAACCGAATCGCATATATCACAGATTATTAATGGTAAAAAGTTCTTTTCATACCCGTTAGCTGCTATGGCTTCACAGATTTTACGTTGCACTATGGAAGATTTACACGATTGGAAATGACCAGGCAAACGGTGGGAGCGAAAGCACTCCCCACACTGACTTAACTTAAAGTTAAGTCGGACATTTTGCCTTATGCCATTAGTCCGGTTACGTATGTTCATCCCCCTTCCAACATTTAGTAAAGCGCTTAAATAGACTCTAGCATATTTTGTCGAAAAAGTTTGTCGAAAAAACTTGTGGGAAATCCCTGCCATTCGTCGCGACGAAACCCCTGTTTCACACGTATCCTCGATCTTGCTCTCTTTACTAACCTATTCCTCGTTGCTTAAAATTTGATGTTCTTCAAATACTTTTCGACAAAGGAGGGTAGACCTTCCATGCGATACAAAATCATAGTTTTTAAGAATTTTATGTAAGTCTGAAAAACTCCTAGCAAGTTTATATTCTTGCTCACCGACATGTATCACAGGAACTTTATTCACCATTGTTACTTTTTCAATATCCTCTATTTTAATTAACTGTGGAACGTTATCGTCTAAACATATTACGGCTATTTTATCCATATAGCACCTCCTGCGCCGAGTATGTCCCGACACAAGGATGTTTATACATACCACTATATACGAACCTATGTTTGATTAGAGGACAACCAGAGGACAGATAACAAAAATGACCACGTCAACTTAATGACTATGTGGTCATCTTATGTCGTGTTACTCTGCATTAACAGCAACCATAATATCTATAAACGGTACTTTATGTACCTCGCCAGTTCCATCGGTTATGTGTACGCTTTGAGTACGCGAGTCCATATTAGTAATGGTCCCGGTCAACTGGTCCTCCAAACGCCACACCGAGAACACAAGGACTGTGTTACTCTCCTTCGCTTCTGTTAGTCTTTCCGCTAATTCCTCTAGCTCCAGATCGTCCCTCTTAGGTCTTGACTCCTTATATTTCTTACTGGGTTTTGGAACAGAATACATGTGATCGCCTCCTGTGTGTTGTACAATAATTATATTACGAACACACGTTCTTGTATATGATAAAAGTTTCGGATACAATACATATAGATAAATCACATTGAAGAGGTGGTCACGTGGCAGCGGAACCGATAGGTATAGCGGATATGGTACTAGTTAAAAAGTTTATGGTATACCCCAATGTACTCAATACATTCGAGCGAGATAAACAAGTAATTCAATCTCATATGGACGTTCCGGAGCCTTATATAAGGGCCATAGATGCCGCGATGGATAGAGTGACACAGGACATAAAAGAGCTTAAAAGGGGCTTTAGGGAACGTGGAATAAAGGTATATGAGGAACTAGATGACGGATATGTATTAACAGCTAAGTATATGTGTCGGGGATTTCATGCCGAGCTTCCAGTGACACAAGATTTAATGAATTCGGATGTAAGAATCAAAATGGAACACTACCTAGGATTGGACACAAACATGTACAATAATCCATCCGATCCCAATACCAGGACCAATATATAAGATAAGACCACTAAGGCGTTATGCCTCGGTGGTCTTTATTTTAAGTTGATTATCAAGATTAGATACATCATTGAGTACATATTTGACTTTTTCTTTTCCTGCTGTACTTGTTGATGTGGTTTTTAATAATGAAACTAGACATTTTTTGTTAAGAAATTTTATGGCCTCATTAAAAACATCTCTTTCGATTTTTCCATTTACTTTTGTAGAATCCTGAGTAACAAATTCAAAAGTTCCGAGTCTGACATTTAATCCCGTTAAAGTTCCACACAAACAAATTTCTTCTGTATGCGCAGATATCTTTTCATGGAGGATAGTGTATATCTCTCCAGCCTTTACAGGATTAAAATTAACTAGTGTTTCTTCGTTTCCATCGGTTCGCCAATTTAGGTCAAATGGTATTCCGGTGTCTTTAACGGTTTTCGTCCATTCTGTGTAATGACTTAAAGTTCTTTCTCCTAATTCAGAAAACACTTCTAAAAGGGACTCTTCCTCACTAGAAGCGCTGAATAAATTAAATAGTTCTTGTGTGATTTGCTTTTGTTGAGGTAATTCGTCAGGGAATAATGTATGGTCATGATCAAGATCCAGAACAGCAATAAACGACCCTGCTCTAACTGTTTTTAACAACCATGAATTTCTCCCTAATATATCTTGAGGAACAGGCCCTCGGGTACTACCGTGATTAAATAAAGTGTTAGCAACACTATCGGTTATAGTTTGTAGGCCACCTAAGACGGCAGTAAGAGTTCGAACTGGTATTTGGCCTGAAGGGATACCTTCTGGGTACATTCTAACTTCCAATTCTTCTGAGTTTGAGCGATTTAATTCTTTGACCTTATTTAGATCCTTCAATCTCATTTCCAAAGACTTGCTTTCTAGTTTAGAAAGGTATTCCGGGAGTCCAGCAGCTTGGTTATTTTCACGCGATAATTCTATGATGCTTTTCGTGTCATTTATCAAGCTATCTATGAAACTCATGATGGCACCTCCCTTTTTAATAGCAACAGTTCTTCCTTTGAAAAAACAGCCATTCCTTTTGCATTTCTAGATCGATCATATCCAAATTGCCCCATCCAGTAAGTTTGCATAATAGCATAGTTGTTAGGGAGCTTAGCTTTTTCTTCTTGGCTAAATTTATCAAATGATAGTGAAAAGTAAGCGTCACAGTTATGTTTCCTAGAAACTTCATGAATTATGTAATTTAAATTAGAATATACTTCTTCGTTTTCTATATCTTCAGGGTAATAAAACGCAACAATGTCCATGTCATTTGGATCGGTCTTCTGGGTTAGATAACTTCCATCTAACCAGATGTATCTTGGAGGTAATATGTCAATTAACAAACCTATCCATGTTTTGAAATTTTCAAATATAAGTGATCTTTTTGTAGATTCGACAAAATCAAGAACAAATTGCTTTTCGAATTCCTGCCAGTTATATTCATGAATACCCGGGAAAAGATTGCCGTCCGGCAAGAAGTATCTATTCATTTTTGGCCTCCTTACCAAATCATCAATAGGACAAAACATAGAACAAACGTTCGTGAAAATGATTGTTCTTTTATCGCAATTATGGCATAAAAGCAACTTGATGTATATATTTACTTAGGCAAGTTTCAAAAATATGACAATATTGTATACGTATTTTTTCGCGCGATTTACGATTTAATTAATGGTATACAAAAAAAGCCCCAAGAACAATTAAGTTCTCAGGGTTTTACCGATTCTATCGGATTGCACAACGGCGCGTCCGTATATGTTACTGTGAGTATATCCCATTTATTGGAAACTCGCAAGCTTATTGCAAGCGTTCGCCATCCCTCAAATGTTAGGTTGGGATCACTGATTTTTCCTTTGAGGTTCGCACTTCCGAACTCTTTTACAAACCATGCTGGAGCGGCAATTCGTTTGCTGGCTTCCTCGAACTCTGTAATACGCTTAGATAGTGTCTCATACTCTGTTCTTGTCACTTCGTCCACTCCCTTTCCTGCCAATTTAGCAGCTACTCTATTTTTAAATTCGGTCCATCCGGTCCATTTTCCATTGTCATACATCAGTCTAGGGCATATCTTACCTGACCAGTCATAGTGTCGCCGCAAACGATCTACGCCCCATCCGCGCTCTTTGAGCATTCCAGCTACTAGCATAATCGCATTGTCTAGCGTCTTAGCGTAGTTGCCGCTCTCGCATATCTCTATTCCGAAGCTGGAACGGTTGCCGCTTCCCGCCTTGCTACCATCCCCTGCATGCCAAGCACACTCATTAAGCGGTAAACATTCAATAGTTTCGTTTGAGTCTATGACGATATGAAACGATGCCTGACGTGTATTGCTTGGATTAGTGAGCCATGCCCGCTCGTTTGCCGCCGTACTAGACGGATTACCTGTGTTGTGAATAGTAATAGTCGTCGCATCCAGTGAAAGGGATGGACGGCGGTTGCAGGCCGTCTCTTTGGGGATGTAATCTTTACGGTAGATCATTTTTCGCCATCCCCCTTGAAGCCGCTCTTGCCTTTCAGTACCTCAACTGCCTGTATAATACCTGGAGGGATTGGCACGCCCAGCTTACCCCCGTTTTCGATTACGGATAGTAATTCGTTTGCAATATAAAAGTAGGCCACGGCATCCCTAAACATGTGAGCATCACCAAGGATGCCGTCCACTAGATGAGCCACCGCCACCATAGCAAATATAAATACCTTACGTGCAATGCCTATCATGCCAACTTTGCTTTTTAACTCTCCTGCGCTACCAGCTGCGGCTACTCCAGATACAAAATCAACTACCACAAATACTAGCAACGCACTAAGCACAGCGGACCAACCTCCATAAAAATATGTGGCAGCACTCGCTCCCCACGCCGTTAACCACTTAATAACCTCATTCCATTTATCCACTTTATTTCCCCCTATTCAATATAAATAGCCCTCAGATCGGATCCGAGGGCAAAATAAAAACGCCTATGATGGCGTTAGTGGTGTTGCGTAGTATCGTCCTAATGTGAAAATCATTGTAAATGATCTCCTATATGATAAAATGAAAGTGTTTAGTTTTCATTCGATGATGGGAGGCTCTTTATGTTAATCGATAAGGCAACACACGAAATTGCAATGCTTTGTTTAGAAAGAAGTGACAAAAAACATCCGGCCGAACTAGCAAAACTTTATGTGGAACTTTACAAAATGATTAAAACTGAGATTTATGGTAGCGGAATTGCAGATGAAGTTCCATTTGGTGTTTAATTTTTCCTGTTCTGTTACGACTGACAACTAAATAACATACACAGATTGTCAGTCGTAACTATACACTAATTCCCCGTAAACGCCCTTAATTCTCTCCAATCAACATTTAAAACATTATTGTTACCCGTTGATAACCTCTGATAACCAGTAACAACGTATTTACTACCCGCTGCTCCCACTTCAGATGTAACCCCCATCGGATACACTCGACCAACATCCTTTATCTTAAATCCTGTCATGGTGGTAGGCATCGCACTAATCAAAAACTGATGATTCAATGATACTAAACCATCCATATTAATGCGCGTATCTAACAATTCATTACAATTGACAATATCCCCTCTTGCCCCATTCTCAAACAGTACCGAATAAAGCCTTGTACTCCCTGCATGCGGATCTTGTTCCTGAACATTACGAATGGAAGCATACCCGCTCTCTACTTCAATAACGGTTGGATAAAAAATGTTCGTGTTATCCGTCCCACTATCGATGGTTGTAATCCCATCTATAATCACACTCGAATTTTGAATAAATATTGCGTAACGGATGCAACTTTCAGAACCCAATGAACGCATGGAAACACCATTGCAATTTAGTGCATGAAAACCCCACTTGTTCCCGTCTGAAAAGCAACTGTCAACACTAGCATAATAAGCTTTTGAAAGTTTGAACCCTGCCCCATTCACTCCATCTTGTGCATAGCACTCCCTGAAAGACAGCCCCGTTGAACACACCACGGACTCCGAATAGAATCCATTTGCATAAGCCTCGATAGACCGACACTTTACTACGTCCATAACCAGGCAGTTATTGAATAAGAAGTTATTGTTAAACTTACTAACCCAAACCCCTTCAAGTCGTGAATACCAAATATAGTCGGGATAATCACCAGCGATACCATCAAATAGGATACCGTCTCTTGTGTGTTCCGCACCCTTATTAATGACATATAGATTTCTTATAACTGTTCCGTGCATTTGGTTATTGACACGGATCGCTACCTTTGAAGCTGTCAACCCATCCAAATTAAAAAGCAAAGCACAATATCCAGCATCGTTTGCAAGTGTACCTTCAAATCGAATTACTTTGTTAATAACCAACTCATCCGTTATTTTATATTCACCATCCGGAATAAATAAAATACTTCCCGATTTTGCTGCGGATATCGTGTTTTTAAATGCCACAGTATCATCAGCTATTCCATTGCCTATTGCGCCATAATCTTTAACATTGTAAACCAAATCGTCTTTTTTCACAGTATCCGCCAACTGTGCAGTGAATTGAGCTTGCATGTCCCTTGTCATGTCACCCGCAACTGTGATTGTCCTGGCTGGTGTATACGTCGGATCAGGCGTGCGAATGTCCACTAGTTCGATATCTTTATCAGGACCGCCGCCCTGAATAATCTCTCCTATACGTTGAGTCAATCCATCCAGTGCTTGCTCAACGTTAGCACCAGGCGTATTCCCGCTGTTCGTTATATGGTCAGCGCTATGTGCCGTTGTAGATGCTTTGTGGTTGTCTAAGGCGGTCTTGGTTGCTTCTGCCGCTGTTTTGTTAGTATCCAATTCAGTAACTGTGTTGTTAAAAGCCTTATTAATGTTTTCGAAATCCTCGGAAATATCTACAGTGCCAGTAATGCCACCCAATCTACTTATTGTCACCTTGTTCAACTCCCTTCAACGCTGAATCTATTATCTTTAGTTCAGCTTGCATTACATCAAGCAAAGCCCGCTGTCCATCAAGCGTAGGCATTATGTCAAACATAGCTCTTATAACTAATACACTTTCACGGTCTATGTCACCTACATCTATAGATAAATCTAAGCTTTTTACTGTTTTCACGGGATACCTCCTTAAAGGAAAAACCTCCCAAAATGTCGAAGTGTAGGATGTTAATCCTATTACCGATAGAAGGGAGGTTTTTGTATATGGCTAATGATTTAAGAGTATATGAAATATTATCGCAGATTCAGAAAGGTGAAAGTTTCCATGATGTCATGACACATCTTGGGGATCCTGAGTTCGACACAGCGATTGAGTATATCTATTCTCACAGATATGTTACTGGTTTTCTTCCAATGCGAGTAGCTAGTGGAAGGTTAACAGTAGATGCCTCTAGGAATGATTTCGGTATAACTCCATCGGGAAAAGAATTTATAGATTCTTATACCCTTCATAATCGTCGTTAGCCCATCGTTCCTGAATTAGAGTGCTGGTGTATACTGCATCTTTGAGAGAGTCCAGCACTACTTCTAAAGAACTCATAGGAATTTCGTGTTCTACTAATACATGTAACATCTTTTTTACAACCGGACGTAAATCGTTAATCAATTTAGGTTCACTCATTTCTATTCACCCTTTCCGAAATTATAGATATTATATTTGAATGGTTAGATAGGTAACGGCGTTTTACCAACTTCTCGCTGTATACTATTTAATGAGTCTACAACCGCACGTTCAATTTCTTTTCCACTTATCTTTATGCTTTTCACTTCTAGCCGTTCCTCATGAGCGGCTATTTCCTCTCTCACTATCTGACGGATTTTATCCTCGAGTGTATCTCCTGCAGAAGCACCGCTTGATGTTAAAGTTACTCCATAATACTTACTGTCTACGATTGATTGCAGAGTGGAAAGTGGGGATATAACTTCTGGCTCTGATCCAATTACCCTGGCTTCTAATTTCAGTGTTTCTTCCCCAAATTCAACATCCAGAATAAACACGCCTGTTCCCTTGAACTTTTTCCAGCATTCTTCAGGTGGCAACTCTTCCGCAATCTGCTTCCAGTTTAATATTTTCATCTTCCTTCACCCCTTCATGGCATAATAAAAGGCCCCCCCCCGATTGGTGAGACCTAGTTTATTAGTATATTATTTAGATAGTTCGGCTATCTTTTCTTCAAACATTTTGATCGTTTTTTCTGAATACTCTATGCGTTTGTTGTAATCTTCTATTTTTTGCCTTTTTAATTCCGCTGAGACATCTGTCCGTTCTTGGGCATCTTGCATTAATTGTTTTAATGTTTCTATTACTTCTTTTTCTCTACTAATTGAATCGTTAAGATCTTCTATTTTTTTAGAACTATCATTTGTATTTGGAGTTGTCGTTTCCAACGATTGACCCCCCTTTTGCGTCGATTCATTTACTTCTGATGATTCTGTGTCAACCTTGTTGTTAGCGGTAACTGTTTTAGTTTCTGCCTTATAGCCAACATCGTAACCTAGGGCATTTAAAACAGTTCTGACAGGCAAATAGGTTGTTCCTTTGTAAACAAGAGGATCAGAATCAAGTTTCTTTTCTTCGCCGTTTACAACAAATATTATTTTATCAAATGATGCTTGAACTAATTCTTTTACTGGAGCTGCCGCAGCAGTGCTTGTCATTCCAATTATTATACCAATACATAGAGTCATTATGGTGTACAATGATTTTTTCATTGAGTAAACCTCCTGCATTTTTCTACATTATATACCAAAGTGCAGGAAAATTCATCCTCCTACCCGTACACCATTAACGAATACCCCATCAGGTGCTCTAATATCCAATACCCGTCCAGCGAGAATTTGTCCATCTCTATCAAACCGTATCCCCGCATCGTTTCCGAGATCTTCTATTGCAAATATTCTATTAGTGCTGGAAACGCCAGAATAAATTTCAAGGTCTGCCCAACCGGAATTCATCACAATGCCCTTGCTGTTACCATAACGCGTACTGATTGTAGATCCGGTAACCGTAACACCATTTATAGATGTTCCGTTGATCTGACCACCATTAATGATAGATGCTGATATTTCCCCGCTGAACTCTCCACCAACCGCCTTGAAGTGACCCGACATATTGACACTGAATGGAGCATTTGCAAAAGCGGTGTTACCTAACTGTATACCCAGTGGACCAGCTTTAAATATCTGGTTACCACTACCGATATCAATAGTACCACCTATGAACTTACCGCTCTCAATGGTTCCTGTGAACTTGCCGTCCACTGCTTCAAGAGTACCGTTAAACTTAAACTTTCGGCTTGGGATATCAAAGTATAGTGCCTTATCGCTACCAGCATAAAAAGATAATTCATCACTATTGAACACAGCTTTTGATAGATGATCCTCACGTTCTACTATAATACCTTGTGTCCGACTATGTGATACTCCATAATACGGCTTACCAAACTTAACAGCATCTTTATTCAGCTTGTTAACGGCGGTTGTTAGAGTGCCATCCACAGCAAATTCAGATTGCTGCTCACTGACAGACGGTGCTTCTAAGGACATTTTCAAGCCGCCCTTAAAATCGAACACCTGGTGTAAAATGACCGTCTTATACCGCCTGATTCCATCCCACGGAATGTGTGTATCCTTCCACGCTGTTACCGTCTCTAACCAAGTGCTGCTCTCATGTTGTTCGAAGCTTATCACATCACCCTGTGAGAGCTGCGGGAATCCTCTAGCGTCCATTTGTATTGGTAGATAGGTAAAGCCGTTTAAAGAGGTTAGTAGAGCGTTTGTGATCGCCTGAGTAGCGAAAGGATTCTCTACATATAAAGTGTGGTTCTCATCACCTGTGCCAGCTTCATACGTTAGCTGATCCTCTGTGTTGTACGTGACAACCACACGCGTAAAAGTCTTCATTGGATTTGTTTGCTTAGCCCTCATATAGTCAGAAGCTTTCATGCTAAATACAGGTTCTTCAGAAGCACTGAATCGCTTGAATTTGAGCATCCCAGCTTTGTCTATATAAATGCTAGCACTGTTAGCCGAGGCGATATAAGCGAGTACCTGGCGCATACTGTAACCCGCTGGACCCGCTTGTATCTTGTAGGCTGAATTAATAACAACACTACTGTCATACGTCCAACCCAAACTAGTGCATATTTCGTCAAATACAGCCTTTTGCGTAGCTGGATAGTTTAGCTGGGAGACATACGCCACATCTGCAAATACGAGTTTGTCATAGCAAACATATGTCCATACGTCCTTTGCTTTTTCACGACTGTCTACAAAAAACTCGCCTAATGGGAGCCAACCAGTACCCGAACCGTTCCACGGAATATGCATATCCTTCCATGGGTACTTAGCTTCAAGCCAAGTCATCCTAGCCGTGGAAAGCGCAAGATAAGGAACGACACGGGAATTTGAAGGTATTTCGTCATTAGTTCGCAATTTTATAGTTAACTTTGACGGAATAGCCGTTCCCAACTGAAACCCATAGGTGAGGCTAAGACTGTTTTCTATGTTGAAATCAACAAGTTTTGTGTTGTCATATTCTTTGTTGTCTATGATAGCCTTAACGAAAAATTCCCGGTCAGGTCGTCTTAATAGATCAGCAAAAAGAGGTGATATAGGATACATTCAATCACCCCTCCGTTAACGTTACTTTAAGGCCGTCCCACCATATAACGCCGTCCTTCTCTAGCGCTGTAGCTGCCGGGCGGTTACCAACATACATTTTCTTTGTCACGTAACCGCCTTCCATGGGATCAGGATAAGTAAAGTTAAAAAAAACAGCATCCATTGATTTCAATAAAGCTGAAATTTCATTCATCGGTAGTGCGGGCCAACTCATTTCAATCTGTCGCTTTACCGCTATCCGGTCTCTGTTAAGTGTTCCGTCTGACGTACGTACAGAAGAATCACCATCATCCAAGTCCATAGGAATGACGGTGAATCCAGAAGGAAACGCCGCAATGTCTTGTCCATTTACTTTTAAATCCAACTCATCACCCCTAGTTATAAAGTAAGCGGTGTTCTTCCTGTCCGCCTTGCGATATCATTTATTCCATTTGCCGCTACTCTACCGATCGTTGTACTATCTACCTGTAATATGAGATCGCCGCCACCCTTTCTGAGTGTCTGTAAAATGGAATTAAGCACAGTCACCATTTCTCGATTATCCGAGCCTCCATTAATGCCGGCTACTGCGGGATTGAATTTTTTCGGCACAACCGCTTCCCCCTCATGCAAGAAAGCTAATCCATCACGGGCTACAAAGTTTGTTCCCACGTCCAACTTAGGAATGTTAGGAATTTTCAACCCTAATTCTTTACCTCCGAGATCACCAGGAACCCAGTCAGGTATTTTGATGTTCACTTTATTAACTGAGTTGATCATGAAGTTTAAAGCATCAACTATTAAATTTATCGCGCCTTTGAATATTCCAACCAACGCATCGGCTAATCCCTGTGAGAAATCCTGAATACCTTGCCACGCTTTTTTCCAATTGCCTGTAAATACTCCTGCTATGAAATCTACAATGCCGCCAAGGGACTTGATTAGCCCTTTCAACACATCAGAAATAGTGCCTACAACCGTCCCAACTACATCAGCAATGAAGTTAAACCCAGTGACAAATGCAGGTTTTAATTTATCAACAATGTAACTTATTACTGGCAATATGAACTTGTTGAGAATTTCAAGCGCTGCATTCACCAGTTTCATTACAAACTCACCAATCTCTTTTACTAGTCCTTTCAAATGCTTATCCCATAGCCAAGTTAACATTTCTAAAAAAGGCTGAATGATTGGCTTAAGAATGTCGTCCCAGAGTTTCTGAAATAGCTTTCTAAGCCCTTCCATAGTCTCTGATAGGTTGTTAAGTAGCGTCTTTCCGTATTTAGCCCACAGGTCCTGTATGATCTGCAACGTATCCATAACGATTGTTTTGAGCAATTGGAATACGGGCTCAATTACAGTGGAATAAATATCATTCATTAAATTAGCGGCCCATTCAAAGGTATTACCAACCTCTTGTAGTGCCACAATCAATACGTCAGTGAGTATTGGGACAAGAACCTCGTGGATCTTCGCAGAGATCGGAATTATAAAATCGTTCAGAATAAAGTTAACAAACGGTTTTATTGTGCCATCCAAAACGTTTTGCATAGCTCCGGCAATTTGAGGCATGACCGTTAAGTATGCCTGTTTTATTCTTTCAAGTGCGGGTAACCATGTCGTATCCCATAACTGCGATGCTGTCTCAGAAATATTCCTGAAGGTGTCAGCAAAAATCTGTACTGCTGATACTGCCACATTCGCAAATACTGGAGCAAACGACTGTGTAAACCCCGTTACAATTTGAGGAATGAAATTAAGTAATATATAATCCGCTGCGGGCTTCAAAAAGTTCTGATACATTTCTTTCGCTGTAGCGCCTATGCTTCTAATCGCCGCCATGATTGGCCCTTTAGCGTCAATGATCGGCTGCAAGGCAGGTCGGATACCTGAATATGCTTCGGCTATAAGGTTGCCATACTCACTGGCCCCTTCCCACATGTCGCGAAATATCCGCTTAACATTATCAACCATCTCAGTTACCTTGGTTGGTATCGTGTTTGTGTCGATCTCTGGCATAGCGATGTCAGGGATATTTATCCCACCTGCCCCAGAATCGACGCTTCCGCTTCCAGTATCATCTGTACCACTTGTCTTTGGTTGAGTTATTAAGTTCAACTGGTCAAACCCGGCTAGTGCTCCCTTTGCTTCCTTACCTGCCTTCTTGGCCTTTTTACCTGCGGTCTCCGCTGCATTGCCAACATTTATTTGTGCTTGAGCCGCTTTATTGGCGCTGTCCGCTTGTAACTGCTGACCCTTTGCGACTCCGAATAACGCTTGCATAAACTGAGCTACAAATGCCATTACCTTCGCGACTGCATTCGCTAGCGTCTGAAGCAGCGGAAGGACCACGTTTGCAATCGGCATGAACGCCTGTCCTAAACTAACCTTGATGTCTTGGAGCGTCTTCTGGAGTGCTGCAATTCTCCCGGCATAGGTATTCGTATACTTCGCTGCGTCTCCGACTTGGAATTGCGTCTCCTGCATGATGCCATTTACTTCAGCTTGAATTTTTTGTTGCTGTGTCAACTTATCTCTAGTGGTGCCGATTGTTGCCGCGTATTCCTCCCACATCTTCGCTACGTTCTTAGTTACCCCCGCGTTATCAACCAGTATGGAGTTTTCATTTTTCAGACCCTCTGTAGCTGATTCCACTGCTTGACCTAATGTATAGGACGCTTGACGACCAAATGCAGCCGAATCCTTTAGACGAGACATGACGTTCTGAATCTGGTCTTCTGAATACCCACGGGCCGCAAGGTTCTTGTATGCTGTAACTGCGCTAGTCAGTGGGACAAGGCCATCCTGAATGTACTCTTGGATATACCTGTTTGCCCGTTGCATACTCATACCGTGGCCTTCCACGATGCTTGTCAGCCCCATCATGGCGCCTTCTAGTTGGCTTGCTGCGTTAATACTATCCTTAACCAGTTTCCCGATACCGAGGGCTACCAAAGCTACCTTTACGGCTCCGAATGCTTTGGATATGCTTGCACTTGTCGTTTTAGCCTCTTTACTAAGACCACCAAAATCCTGTTTGACTCTCGCCAGTTCTTTGCGTAGCCCAGCAGTTTCACCTGTGATTAAGACCCGTAATTCCTCAAGCGTTGTCGCCATTTAACTTTTCACCCCGCTTTCGGCGTTCGGCTGCATAAGCTTCGATGCGCTCTTTCATGACTTGCCAATTTTGTTGTTTTATTTCGGGCTCCTCGAAGAGACCCGGGAACGTCTCGGCAATGGAAGGGTATTTGTTCGGTGCATTTACCGAATATCCAATCAAGTTACCAAGCTTATAAACTAGGGCTGCCTGAGTTTGAACTTCGTTTTTCAATCTCCGCTGATTGCCTTCAATGGCCGCTGAAATTTCCTTATAGGTCATGTCCCAATAAAAAACTGCATCCACACCGCTTTCTATCGCGGGAAGATACAGTTTTTCAAAAAGCTCTGTTAGGGTTGTTGCTGTTTCTCCGTCTTCGTTGTCCCGGGCTGCTCGGGAGCCCCCTTGAAAAAACCGCTCACCTTCAGGACTTCAATAATCACTTTAATCATGCCGACATAAGAACCGCCGTCCTCGATGTATTGGTCATAAAGTTCATATGTTTTATCCAAAGTGATACCATGTTCAAATACTTGCAAGGACCCATGTAACACCGTAATAAGCGGTTCAATCCCCGGAAGGTCTTCCATGTCTCCACCGCCAAAAACTCCAATTAGCGATTTACCACCAAGCTTGCGTTCTACGTCGCCCGCAATTTTAGCAGGAAGCCGCAATTTATATTCCGTTCCACCTACAGTAAGTGTTGTATATAACATGCAATCGTCTCCTTATAATTAAAAAAAGCACTCCCCTAAAGAAAGTGCTTTTCTCAGATTTTATTTATTCCCCTGTTGGATGAGTAACCGTAATATCTGACTGTAACGACATGTTAGCCGTGAACGTCAACGCAGCATTAACCGCCCCTGCATCCATCTTCACTGATACATACGCCTCAAATTGGTGTGCTGATCCATCTGGGTAAGTTAATTTGAATGTAGCCGCCTTATTTTCGTCTTGCAACTCTTTTAATACACGGTAATTACTAGCAGCACCGCTATTATCGTAAAGAAACTTAAATGCTAGATCACCCAAGTCGCGAATACCTGGGATGTATTTCTTTACACTGTCCTTCAATGTTGTGACTTCAACCTTTTCGGGATCTCCACCCATTTCAGGCACGTCCATGAGGTATTCAAGTACAGTGAATGTTGAACCGCTGGATTTAAAACTCAGTGTCGTGTCTTTTGATAAAATACCTGCCATCGTTCTATCACTCCTTTATTGGTATACAGCCCCAGAGCGAGAATCTACTACACCCCGAAACCGCATTGTTTTGTGTTTTACATTTTCATCTGGAACGTCCTGTGCAAACTCTCTTCGGAATCCAAGGCTGTTCATTTTTGTATCAACTGAAGCAGCTAACGAACCCGTTGATTTGTTGTGCCATATATCCACCTGTATAGCTGTATCCGTAAGCGGACTGGATTTAATCCGCAATGGATCGTTGTTCGCTATTTCATAAAATGAGATATGAGGTAACTTCTTAAAATCCTTCGGATAGGCATCAGAAACAGTCACGCCCGGGATAGATGATAATGCGTCATTTACTTCTGGCTTAACGTCATACATTACCTACCACCTAGCTTTCGTATTTCTTTTCGTAGATGCGCCGATATGATCTTAGGGACAATGATTTTGTTCTGCGCTGCTGCTGGATACATGAATGGTTGTGCTTTCATACCAGACCAGTCTTGCCGATAGTTTAGAGTTCCGTCATACTTTGGTGGTGAAGGGGATGATTCACCCTTCTTACCAGTTCCGAACTCCACATAGGGCGCGTATTCAACGTTTGTAGAGATCATACCGACTATCTTCCCGTCACTTTCTTCTACGCGTGCTTGAATACTGTTACTAAGTTGTCCTTGATCAACTGGACACAAGTCTTTCGCATCACCCTGTACCTTCTTAGCGGCTTGCAGAACACCTACTTGCAGAGCCTTCTTGCTATTTCCACCAAGTGCATCAAGTTTACGCATAAGGTTATCTAGACCCTTTATGTTGCTCATGAATTCACCTTCTCTAAATCAATGACTCTATGAGCACTCCAAGGCCGTATAGCAACCACCTTATAATCTGGCTCAGAAGTATATACACAAACGAAAGAAGCCTCGGGAATAACCTCTCCGGGCTCCATATAAGCAGTTAGCATATAAGCAAGGCGTTCCCCATACATCTCAGACATAACTCGACCGCCTGCAGGTTGTACATTACATCTAATCGTAACACCTACAGGGTCCCAATCTTCATAAGTTGTACCATCTGGATCTTTCATAGGTATTCGTTCTTTAAAGGTGATAGGTTTCTTATCTCGCTCCCTAAGTCGCATAACCCACCAACTTTGCCAGTCGATACTGAGTAACCGTATTTCGGATCGATTGTGGTAAATCATCAAAAGAGCGACTCACACCACCCTCTGAATGTGACGTCTGTCCCTCAACGCCCTGCATGTTATATCTGATGACAACTATCTGACGTTGTGCTGATTCTAGTCTTACGGGTAACTCAGTGCGGTTTGTCCAGGACAATAGATCCTCCTGCACATCATCAATCAGTAGGCCAATAACGTCATCTTGTAAGTCGTCTTTAATACCTAACATAATCTTTAGTTTATCGAGTTGCGTCATAACGTTACCCCCATAAGAAAAGGGCGGTTATTCGCCGCCCTCTGCTTCTTGGATTTTAATTAGGATGTCTTCTTTCTTGGTTGCGTCACCTAAATCAATGCCTTTTTTCTTTGCGTATGCCTTTAATTCAGGAGAAGTCATATCACCGATGAGCTTTTCGGCTTCTTCTGATTCCTCAATATGTTCAAACCCTCGAGAAATTAACTGTTCAGCTTCTCCCTCTGTCTCGACAATACGCACTACATTTAGTCGTTGAAGAGTAATCATATTATTCACCTACCGATGCGTAAATTGTTTTAATCTTGTTAGTTGGGATAATTACATCATGGTATTTACGATAGTCAAGCTTCCACGCGTTAGCTTTTTGATTCTGCATTGGGTCAAAAATACGAACAACATCCGTCTTGGAAATAGCAATTGGCGCGCTTTTGTTAATAACAAGCCAATTGATGTCCTTCGCCCCTGTCGCCGCTTTGAATCCGCCTGCTTCTTGACCTGCTGTTTTACCATCATTCAGAACAAAAGATGTCTTCATGCGGTTGGAAGATACCGGGATTAGTGGGATACCTTCAAGCATTTTAATAGTTAGATTAATTCCGCCTTGCGAAAAAGTGGATACATCTAGCTTTTTCTGAATAGCGCTATTGTTGGTTAGTACCTCGTATGCTGTATAAGCCATCGGGATAACCAATTGTGACATATCCAATCCTAAATCACATAGTTTGAAGACGTGGGACATAATCTTTTTCAAAATAGTTGCTTCATCGAGTGCGTATGTTTCGCTATTTCCTGCTCCAGTAGCTTTGGTTCCAATCAAACTGTAACGATACGCATCAATTTCAGGAATAACTTGCATCCGCTGGAATTCGCTCATAACATTAGCAGCTGTTACACCAAAGTTAGTTTCGTTTACATCCATAGCATCCAGTTGGAATGTACGACCACGATCCTGAGTCAGTTTGTGTGTTTGGTATTTATGCGTTACAGAACCTTGTACAAATCCAAGGTCACGATCATAGTTGCCTAGCCCTTGCGTGATTACCTCTGGGATCTTGATTTCATCGCCACCGTTATAAATCACCTGTCCCGCGTTCGCTTCCATCCAACCAGTTGTAGCTTGTTGAGTCACTTGTAAATCTAGTTGAGTTTGAAACAGTTTTGAGTATTCTAAAGTGTTAATTGCCATTTAAATTCATCTCCCTTATCGTTGTGCAAATATTTTTGAAATCTCATCAGCTACGGCATTACCTTTACCGCTTCCACCACCTTTAGGCGGATCACCTTTAAGGCGTTCGTTAACTCCTGCCTCTACAGCGTCACGGAATGCCTTGTCTACGGCTTCGATACTCTTGCTGGTGCTATCGGCATCCGTATATACTAAAATGTCTGCCAGCGTCTTAGGAAGCCCTTTCTCTGCTAGTGACTCCAACGCTTGGGCCCGTAGTTCTCGCCGTGTAATATCGCCCTCACGTTTGCCCAGTTCTTCCTCGCGTTTTGCTCTGTCGTACTCCGCCTTTTGATCGGCGTTCATCTTCGCAAGCTTCCCTGCTTCGGTTGTAGCTTCGTCTAGCTTTGATTGAAAGTCCTTGTCCCATTTACCTTTAGCCGTTTCTAAAGCTTTAGACATCCGTTTGTCAAACTCGCTTTGCATTGTTTTATCTTTAAGGATGTCATCAAAAGATTTATCCCCAGCAGCCGGGTTCTCTGAGCCTACTTCTGTCTGTTCTACGTTTACCTCGCCATCGTCTGCAAATAATTGCAAATTTAACGGCAATAACAGTCTATCTACTTTCATTTCATCTTCTCCTCTGCCCTTTACGTTCCATGCCCGCAAAGTTCATTGATTCGTGCGGCTTTTATAGCGTCTTCAGCACGTTTTGGACAAAATAAAAAGCACCATATAGGCGCTAATCTATGATCTCAAAGTCTGCAAACTCAATTTGTCTGACAGGCAAAGGAACCTTTTCTGTTACTCGGTGCTTTTTGTCCCATTCTTTGTACGACATACTCGCTGGAACAAGTGTTGTCTTGCCTGTTTCGGGATCTCGTGCGCGGCGCTGGATTCCTGCCAAAGTACTTGGTCCAAAGTACGCCCGTGTTGAACTGCGGCAGAACGCATGAAGCGGCGGCATATTCTTACCAGGCATCGAATCCTTAACCTTGTACACTTTCCTGTCGTGGTCCTGACACTGTTTAGATGTTCGGTTATCAAGAGTAGCTACAAAGATATACTTGTCTATTTCAGCCTCTTGGTACGCTTCCATCTCACCAGCATTAGCCGCATAAGTACATTCAGTACGAATCAGACGCGATGCGGCAAACTTGCCAACCTCCATTACACCCATTAGCTCTTGTGTCATCTTTCGATAACTGGAACCAGACATAAACCCCGCTGCGATAGTGTCGTTAAGCAGGTCTGCTAATGTGCCGGTATTGCCCCAAACTCTTTTACTGAAGTGTTTCCCGCTCCAAGGGTTGGCAACAATCGTCTTAATGATCTGTGTTGGTATAGCGGCGAATTCAAATCCTATCCCTAATCCCTTTTGAATATCGAACATAGACTGATAGTAAGAGTTGTTGATTACATCGATATACCCGGCTTTGCTTAGCCTTATTTCAGCGTCTGCAATAATCTTGGATTGAATATAGGCATTCTCCTTCAAAGCCTGTATACGGGTAATGCGAGCGCTGTAAGCAGGTGCGTTTAACCTATTCAACATCTGTCGTTTGATATCAGGATCTTTGATTTTCGATAACTTGGACTTAATATCATTCCACTCTGCACGACTGATAGGTTCATTTAACAACTTCCTAGCTTCGGCGGGTGTCAATTTACCGTCTTTAGAGAACCTGTTGAATATTTTGGATAACTCATAATCCAAATCACTAGCAGCGAGATTGTAAGCCTTATTTACAGCCTTTATAACTTTCTCGGCATCGTTATGATAGGATGCCATACGTTCCATTGACCGCTTTTTCCAATACTTATCTGTCCTGGTCTTCATCATCATCACCGCTCGTCATGGGCATTTCGAACGCCTCTTGATTGCGCTTAACATCTTCGTCTTTCTGTAAATTAACCTTCTTGGTTTCTTCTTTCGAATCTTTAACAAATGACAATTGTGACGCTAGTGTTTCATTACTCACTACTGGACCACTACCAATCAACGAAATTATTGTAGCTGTTTCCACATCGTTACTTGGTAAACTGCGTGTCATAGTAATCTCGACATCTGAGACATCGACAACCTTGGCCTGCACACTTAGGATGTTGGCGAATAGCTTCAATCGTTCCCTCAATCCCTGCACAAAGTATCGTTCTTTGGTCTTTGCCAGTTGTTCCAATCCGAACAACTTATACTTCATCGCCACACCTGAAGCGTTTGACGCAAAATTCTCATCTGTCAGGTTCGGAACCATGCTGAACTCATGAATATCAGACTTGATTGCATCACGAAGTACCTCTATCTCAGTTTCATTTAAAGACTTCACAAGCCAAGCCGCATCGGATCCATCCGGAAGTTCCAAGACCTTATATTTCTTTAGCATTTTGATAGTCTTTGAATACTCATCCTCGTCATCGCCCAATGATACGCCTGTCATTTTCAAAATCGAATCTACGAACTGTTCTTTATCGTTTATACGATCTGAAGCTAATACGTTATATGCATTAATTAAGCTGATCTGCTGCTCATAATCTCCTTGCTGCTCCTCATTGTTCCAGAACTCAACCACTGGAACAGCTTTAAAATAATGTGGAGTATCATCGACTTTCTCATACGATTCACTAGCAAGGTCCTTTATTTTGTACCTGGTTATCTTAGTCTCCGTGTAAACATTTACCGCCCAACTAACTATCTCGTTACTAGCGTTACGTTTAGGGTAGTAGTGGACACCGAATAATGAACGGTATTCAACCGTGTCATCCACGACTAAGAATATATTGCGCGGATCAATTACTGTCGCCTTTGGGATTGGAGGATCATCACTTGTCATGAAATATAGCTCTCTACCGACGCCAAACATAGACAAGTCCTTTGATAACTCCGCATCATGACTCACAATATCTATGCGATCATATGCTCTCTGGATCTCATCAACTTTCTTCCCTGCATACTTTACTGGGTTGCCCGTTACGTAGCCTACCGCAACATCTGTAATGTACTTGGCATGATTGGCAACCAGCTTGTTATTAGGCAACCCCTTGTCATCTCCACCCAAGTTACGCGAGAGAATAGCATGTTGACCTAGATAGTACATTTCTAATAAATCAAGCCTCGCATTTCCCTTCTGGTGCTCTGTAATACAGCCTTTTATGATATCTACCGGAATATCATTCCAATCAGCGATCATATCGCGATCTCGTATAATTGCCAACTACTTCGCCTCCTAATAATTACCGTCGCACAATACAATCGCTCGAGGCATTGCAAGGTCTATTTCTTTCAAAGTGAATGTTTCATTTGAAATACCTCGTTGTTTTAATTGAGTTTTCAACAACAAAGAAGCCTGTTGCTCATTCTCGGAGATAATCACCGATGCAGTGCCAACAGGATAATGTCCTTCGTGATCGTTACAAGTGAAGACTTTCATCGTTCTACCTCACCCCCAGTATTGACTTCTTACCGATCTTAAGCTTCTGCGTCCCGATCTCATCCTCTAACGCATACCTAATAGCATCTATCAAGTGGTTATCTTTATCGACTGGAACCGGTAGTACATTTCCGTTTTTATCTTCACGCCATTTGTACTTACTAAACTCAGCTTTGGCATTAGGGCAATTAGTGCCTATAATTATCTCCAAGCCTTGTAAGAACCGTATACCAGCTTCTACGCTTCCCGGTCCCTTCTTAGCTCCAACAGCGTTAATCTTGCGAAGTTTAAGCTCCTTGATCGTCTTCGGCTCACTAGAATCACATGTAACAACACGAGAACCAACATGAGGTTTAACCATCTCCGCTATCTCATCGTTTGTCATATCGCTTACGTATTCTTCGCCAAACAAAAATAGCCGCTTGCGCGACTTGTCGTAATGCATATCAATTAAGGCGTTAGGATCGTTTGCGAAACCAAAGTCCAAACCATGCCTGATCTTATCAAATGTTTTGGCGATGACAGATAGATCCTCGACCTTCCAGTTCTTGAATATAACAGCCCCCAACACACCCCAGTTGCCCAATGTATAGACACTGTGATAATACGGGTCTGTTTCATTCTCGAGCGCCGCTATGTCATCAACTGTAAGATACTCATTATCCTTGTAAGTTGTTTTAAGTATTGATAGATCGTCTTTCTCAACATATTGTTTCTTGTCGTCCCATATCCCGAAATACTCCGTATATAACCAATGATCTTGTAGTATAGGGTTAAACGATAATGTTAGGCGCTTCTTGAACTTTGATCGCCCACGCAAACGTTTATCTAGCTGCTTAACAGCCTTGTAATCCGTTTCAGTTGCTTCCTCTACCCATACATCTGTTATAACGCCCTCGATCGGCGTGACTGACTTTATCTTTTCTGTATCGTCCAAGCCAGCGAATAGGATCTGACTGTTATTTATCGTGCAAGTGATGACGAGTTCTGATTTATTAATTTGAAAGTATTCACCTAACTTAAAATTGTTGATAGCCTTAACGATTTCGTTATATACAGAACGCCTGATTGTGTTTTGTACATTACGTACTATCAGATAATTACGACCTTTTATAATGTCCAACACGGTCCTTTGGGCTAGTGAATAAGACTTACCACTAGAGGAGCCACCGTAATATATTTGATAGCGGTTTTGGTTGGTCAATTGCCTTTTAAGGTAGATGGAGTTAAAAACTTTTGGATCTATTTTAAGTTTCATACACTTCTACACCAATCGTTATTTCTACGTCATGTTCCACCTTGCCACTATGCTGAACTTTATCAATAAAAGCTCCGTTTGTTTTGGCGATGAACTCAGATGCCTTCAATCGATCCTTCATCTCTACTTCATCACTTCGAAATGTTTTTGTCCAAAACCTCTTTATCTCTTTCATGTCGGCTATCTTTTCACATTCAATCTCTTTGTTCCGGTCTTCGATATATTCTTTTATGCTCACATTTGCAACTAACTTGTGTGCGTTTCCTCTTGAGTACGCTTTACTATACCCTGCTCTGACTGCCGATTGTTCAATGTTTCCGGACATGATGTATTCATCTGCAAACCTCTTTTGTCTTTCATTCAACTTGGTCACGACATTTCACCCACCATCTTTCTTTTTCTTCTCCAAACATGTCATTTAACGCATGACTGCGAGATAATAGACCACCAATCCTTTCTATGCATATCGCATTGTGGATCATCAATAATGTCTATCACCGCCTTTATGTAATAAAAAAAGCCGCCTATTGGCGACTCTTCAAATCTTAATTTTCCGTATTTCTTTTAATCTTATCGACATCATACTTAATATCTTCAACGAAACTCTTAATATTGTAGATTTTTTCGGTACTAGTGTCGATATTATCAAGTTTACTTAAAATCCTGCCCAAGAGATCAATAATATCATCCGCTTGTTTTTCTGTCACAATATACACCTCCCCTTAACAATCACTATTCGTTAGCAAGGAAGTGTTTTCCTGCAATAAAAGTGCCACCCCAGTTAAGGAGCGGCTATGAAGGAGGGTTATGAGATACCATTGATAAAAGAAGCGCACCGAGTTTTTATCAGTACGCTTCCTTGCTGTTAATTGCGATCCCTATTGATCTATGAGTGCCGACCGCAACCCTCACCCTACAGTGCCTTTATGACTCTCGCACACATAACAGGCTCATCATGTGACTGTCTTTCTTGGTATGAGGGAAATCGCTCAGGAGCTTTGCACCGCTAATGTATGGGCCGGATATATCGTGTATGTCATGTAACGGCCTTTAGGTTAAGGTGTACTCACCTCTGCGGTGTCCTTTATTCAATTTCCCACAATAAAAGCATATCATACATTTTCTAGCAAAGTCGGACCTAGAACGGACGTGGAACGGACATACTTTATTCTTTGAATACCAACAATCCTAAAGACGTTGCCAAACGACTCATTGCCTTGTTTTTAATCCGTCTGTAGTGTCTGTCACTGTATCCGATTTTCCTTGCTACATCGACATCCCATGCATCATCTTCATTCAAGTACCGCTCCCTAATTACTAGTTGTTGCTTGTATCCAAGTTTTGAGATGGCCTTTTCTGCTCTCTCTACATGCTTTTTGCGCCTTTCCATAATATCTACTGTCCTTATAGCTAGGTTCCCGGCTGCGTCACTTGTGCCCCCACCTCGTGGCATGTCACTATATGACGCTGTGGTAACTGGTTCGTCTGGGATGTATTCTGTTACCTGGTACTCTCTGGCTTTGTTAAGATATCTCTCAACTGCGAGTCGTGTCTTTTCTACATCGACATTGTAGAGTTCCATTTCCATCTGTTCAGCGCCCACTTAATCACCCCTTTGGTTCACATAATTGCAAGTTCTAATTTTTCTAATGCTCTTTTCTTTCTTCGGCTACACGTTTTGTCTGACATATCGGTTTCCATTGATATTAAATACAAACACTGAGGCTGTCTGACTAAATATGTTCTTTTTATCACTTCCTGTTCCTCGTCCGTTAAAACAGCCGCTATCGCTTCGTCTATCTCTTTTATTATCTTAGTTGCATTTTCATCCCCTTTTTCCCCTCTTAATTTTAAAATGAGATAGTTTTTAAGGTTGCTTTGTAGGTCGCTCACAAGCGTTTCACCCCTCTATGAAATCAAATATATCTGTCTGCCCCTCTGCTACATACTCGCTACTATCTATTATCAGACCTTCTTTAAGCCACTTTTCCGGTGCTTCCTTGGTACAATGTTCCCAGACTATTCCACCAGCCTTTGCGCGCTTTGGATTGGCTTTCTCGGCTTTGCTTGTCCATACCCAGTGAGTTGTGGCTTTAACTGTATTACTCATTAGTTACGTTCCTTTCCGTATGCCTTGTCCAATGCATTTGTAGCTAAAAATCCAATATGCCACGGCGCTGAATAACGACGATGTGTATTACCTGTTTTCTCAATGTGCTCGAGACCTTCCCTCATAATCTCTTCCGGTGTTTTGTGGATGATTGCTAAATCGGGATTGTTTATTTGATCTTCCCACCAGTTCATAGGCTTACCCCCTTATCGCTAGTGATAGCAGCTATTTGATCCACTTCTATATGTTCTAAACATGCCCCTGTTTGTTCATCAACCCATAAAACATCTAAAATCTTTCCAAGCGCGTTTTTTTGTAAATTCATCTCACTTGCTGTAAATTCTACTATTTGTCCAGTCTTTAAATATATTTTAATGTCCATTGTTTGTCTCTTCCTCCTTATCAGGTAGGTTTATAGGTGCGTAATGAGTAACGTCTGGATAAAGCGCGGTAGTTCCGTCTCCCCACGTGTATCCTACCTCTGGATAATTACAGTGGATCGCATTCACAACATAATCACCATTCGTTACAAGGTATGGTACATGGCTTACTGGATCACGATGATTGTATTTCTTCCATTCGATCATGATTGGTCCTCCTTAGCCTGCTTTAGGATCTCGCGCTTTAACTCTATTAATTGCTGTCTGGCAAGCTTTTTCAGGTCAACTTTACGCCAGCAGTACTTGTTATGGTACACATCGTCACAAAGAGGTATTTTAATTTCGATGCCAGCCTGTTCATATGTCCGATAATTTGCTGTTTTCTTGTTGCAAACGACACATGGTTTAGATTCGCTTGAACTGCAAAATCCTTCATTCATATGTCTTCCTCCTTATCTAAGTGGTACATGGTTTCCATAGTTTCTTGCAATCCTTCTTCTATCTCTTTCATGTTGGCTTCTCCGTGATACCAAGTCCACTTTAGAGCTTCCTCTAGTGCTTCTTTTAGCTTCTGTTCCCTTTCCTCTGCCTTATCTGCACGTTCTTTCTCTGCTCGATACTTCCTTGAATATTTTTGGGCTACTTTTCTATATGTTTGTTTTGAATCTTTCATATTTGCGTATTGTTGGAGCCAGTAAAGACCGATATCAGGTAGGATAGGAAGGAATGATAATCCATCACTAAATCCGTTTACTTTAGATTGGGTGCATATAGCCTTATCCTTTTGCCAGTCTCTTGTGTCTCTACTCATTAGGGATCAACTCCCTCATTTGTTGTAAATGAACCTCAAACAATTTGGGCTGATATTTGATCCGATCGTAGTGTTTACACAAAACGTTAAGGGCATCTTCAAATGCTTTGATTTCAAAGTCGTGAGGGCAATGTGCATCTTTGTTGATAAAGGCGAATAATAGATCCGCTATTACATTTGCTGTGGCTTCATCCTTATCTCCCGGCTTTATGGTTGGTAAGGGGTCACCTAATTCCCTGATCTTTTCTATCGCTATACTTAGCCCTTCGATCCTGCCATACAAACTGTTTATATAATCAAGTTCTGCTCCATCTTCAATTAACTCTTTTCCCTCAGCGACTTTACTTTCCAAATATTTAATTAGCTCTTGTTTATCCATTACTCTCTACCTCCAAAAGCTCAGGATTGTCCCAACGGTTTCCAAGCTTAATAGCTTTCATTCTCCACAGAGTTGAAGTGTTAGGTATCATCATGTGTCCCTTTTTCCAGCGCAGTCTTGGTCCAAAGTTATACCCTCGATAGTATTCAAGTGACCCGATTTTTTCGTATTCTTCTATTTGCTGCATGCTGCTGAACGGGTCATTCCCATCTTCAGCAGTTAATGATCTTGTGTGAAATGTTTTGATAATATCTCCCGGATACAATTCATTTTCCTCTTTGTCGCCTACATCAAATACTTGACCTACTGTTTCGGGATTGACTTGATACGTTCCATTCTCGGTATACAACCAATACTCCTTACCGCCATCAGATAGCTCTGCTACATGTACCCCAAATCCAATTAACCATTGACTATCTCCTGCGAGCGGTTCAACACTTTTACCCCTGAATTTATACTCTCTCATTCTTTATCCCTCCCTTGGTATGGACAGACCCTCTACGGCCACCGCCTAACGGCTAAGCTTATGCTGTCGGACGATGGCCTATCGGCCTATTGTGTTACGCTTGATTTTCTTACTGTGCATCATGAATATTCTGGATTTGAAAACTCTGTTTCGTATTTATCGATAATTAATTTCGCCTTACGGGTCCACATTTTGAACATTGTTGCTTCAAGTCCGTATAAGCCACCCATAATCACTCTATTGTCAAATTTCTTGTCACTAATCTCAGATCTCCACACGGTTCCATCTTCATTGAGTGCTATCATGTATTTGCATTCGTGCCAGGACTTATCTTCCTCAGGATCAAAATATACGTAGGTGTTGCCATACTTCTGTTCAACATGAACAGTTATTTCCTTGTAATCCTCATAATCCAACTCATCTAGCTTGAGATCATCTTCGACCATTTCTTTAATCAATTCAGACAGCGTATACTCTTGTTTTCCTGTTCCAAGTAGCTCCTGTATTTGCTCTTGGATAAGTTTTGCCCCTTCTTCATGAACTGATCGTTCAAGTTCACCTTTTATCACATTTAAGACAACTTGATTGTAGGAAGGAATATCAAGCTTATCCAAATTGATTTGTAGTTGGTTATTAACAGCCTCTTTCAACCCTTTACCAAATTCGCTGTAACTTCTGAATGAATCTCTCACAATATCTGAAATAGTTTCTTCTAATTGCTTCTTAACAATCTTTTCGACATATCCTTCTTCTTTAAGATTTGCCAGAGAGTTATTAACCATTAAATTTAAGTCCATTATTGTTCCTCTTCTCATTATTATTTTTCATTAACTAAATGTCTTTGCGCTTGCGCCCTCGTCCCGACCGAATCCGCTTAACGTAGTGGTAGCCGTATAGGGTAGGGTTATTTGTTATCCCCTATAAGGGTTAATCACTCAAACCTCCGTTGACAGCATGATGCATGGTTTATTGTCCCAATAACGTTCTACCAATTCTTTTACCGTTACCAAACCTGTTCGTTCCTCATCCTCATAGACTTTCAAATCAGGCGAGACAATCTCTATCTCATCGTAATGGTAGAGTTCTTCATCTGATACGCCAGTTAATTCCTTGTAGTAGTCGATAGCTTCGTCCAAAGTGTAGGCCGCTACCGCATCACATTCGCAAATTTGAAATACTTTTACGTCCCCTAACCCGTACTCAGCAATAATTTTCAGTTGATTTGTATTCATCCTTTTACCTCCTGTATAGTTATATAAGCAGCCTCACTTATCTGACGTGGTGTGGCTTGGAGCAATTTAGCAACTGTATTTCGGTTAAATGGATATCCCAAATCCATCATCGATGCTAACTCTCTAATGTAAGTGTCTGTATCCACTTTTATAGCCTTTGATTGGGCTTCTCTGGCTTGTTCCAAGTCGTCGCAAGGTTCCCATCCTAACCGTTCTTGATAGGTTTCGTCTGGCTTGCAATATACCCCGAAATCGTACTCTGCCATCCATTGACCTGTTCCGTTAACTGCTGGATGTTCTTCTAATCTCCATCCCATGGCTTCGGCTAATTTGTCAGCTAAATCATTGTCATTCAACTGTTTTACATCCTCTATATCCTTCATACCGACTCACCTTTCTTGATAGGCTTAATATCCTTGTACCATACCGGGAAAGCTCCTTTTGCTTGCTGACAAAGACCATAACAACCACCTTCTCCATCCAAGCAAATATCTTCTGGTATCACCGGATACCATCGTGCAAACTTTTCTTCTGTTTCTCCTAGTCGGTAATATCCATCTGATTCTACCTCGCAATTTCTCTCGAACTCTTCTTTGGTATATGAAGATTTTGGAGCCACATAGCTACAAGGGTTGTCCCAATCATTCCATACGCTAAATCCCATCTTACTCATTCCTTATCACCTTCCCCTAAATGCATTCCGATTAAAGGTGAGTTTTCTAGTGTTTGTTTTGCGAATTCAATCATGACTTTTACTGTTTGCGCAGAATACTCCCCATTCCAATCAGTTATTTCTTCTAGCGCTCTACGTAACCTCTCGTTGTCTGCTGTGCTGCTTTTCGTTACATTCCAAAGATGTTCATTCTTCCGTTGTAGTTCCTTTATGGCTGCGTCCTTCTCGATCCCCATTGTCAATAATGCTTCGTAAGCCCTGTTGTAAATATCCGTATATGCTGGTGTGAAGTCTTGGATGTGCCGAGATATCGCATTTCCGACTGGAATCATTAATACATCAATGCTGCTATTACCTTTCATCCCTTTATCCCTCTCCCTCTCATAACCTTTACAAATGCGTCTGTAGTGACGTGTGTTGTGTCCTACTCATTTATGCGTAATAACTGCAATCTCCCTTTGTATGGCTGATCTATGCCCATTACCTGACGTTCCAACACGTTCCCTTTATTGCTAATCAGTCGGTATGTCTCGCCTACTTGGATATCATCACTTGTAAAACCTGTTATTCCGTATCCTGGTACTTTATATATGGGTGGTAATGTTGTGTGGACTGTCATCACTTTTACCTCTCCCCTCTAAAATAGTGATAATTGCCTGTACCGATTAGCCCTGTAAGGAATCCATTGTTCGCCGTATCGCTGCATAATTTCAGGGTTACGCTTGTACTCGCCGCCCCTTACCCATGTCGTGTTATCTCCTTGAACAGCAGCTTTATAGGGTGCAAACCACTGGTGCTTAATCATTCCAAGTAAATGTACTTTTGCAGTTACTGTTTCATTAATGATTTCATCCAGGTATCTGGCCCGGCCGCCTTCGTCCATCGGGACCAATCCACCGATAAACACAAGTGACTCTGACCGAAGAAGTTCAAGGTTACCTCCTGGTTGTAAAATAGGTATTGGCTCGTATCCTCTACGCCTCATGTCTTTTAGATACCACTCTGTAGCCTCTGGATTACCTATCTCGTCGTATTGCATGTACTGGTGTTTGGACTTTACGTGTCGATCAATATAAGCTCTGTATCCTTGGTAGCTGATACAATCCTCTGTAAATGTGCCGGGGTCCCATATAACCGATCTATTACGTAAGTATGGTTCAAGCCATGTAGGATATTTCCGCAGAAGAGTTGCACTTAGGAGCCAATAAGGAACTGAGTTCGCTTGTTCCGCAAGATGTTTCCGGTTTACTCCAGCAACGTAGATTATCCGTTTCACTCTCAGCTCCCCTTCCTAACTGTTGCCCGAACGATTGAAGTTGCTGACCAACCGGACACTCTCTGTTGCAATATCCATCTATCTGAGAGAAGGAGCTGCCATACTGTTTGTTCAAATCCGCACGTTTGGGGCATCCTGCACATTGCTTGTCCAACAAATCGCCGATCGCATAAACAGCTTGTATCCGGTTCATGTTGTTATCCTCTCTATATGGGATAGGGCTGGATCAATGCCCCTGTGCGGTGACTGTCCCTTTAATATCTTTCTAGCAAACTCTCTTATTTCACTTGGATGTTGATCCATCGGAATTTTAGCCATTACTTCAAATGCTTCTGTTAGGCGGTCATATTCTGATAGGAGAAACTTTCTGTCTCTTACTGCGCTAGTGATCGGCAAATTGCAATCTATCAAGGTTTGTTCCGTTCTAGCGTGTCTATCTCTTATCTCTTGTATCTTTGGGTCTGTATTGTTATTCAAATCCCTCAACACCTTTCAAATCAAAATCTCTCAAAAATTCAGGGTTATGAGTCCCGCATATCGGACACGTTTCAGCGGTTGTTTCATCTGGAAAGTGACCATGTTCTACCGCAATGTGATATTCGCATGTGCTGCATAAATACAAGGCCATTCCCTTTATCTTGTTATTCATTTGGACGTTACCTCCCTGTGTATCTCAGTTAGTGCATGCCACGTCTGCCGTTTAATATCTTCCAAAACTTCAAAGGCTTGATGTGGTGTTAGTCCGTCATCTTCAACCATTCCCAATAATCCTGTTACCACGAGAGAGTGAGATAATTTGGTTAGATCAGCTTTTGTCTTTGGGTTATTCATGGGTGTTAGCCTCCTTAACCGCTAAATTACTCAGCCACAGAGAAATATCTTGTGCTAAATCTGCATTGTATGTGGCACTCGCATACTCCAATAGGGCGATTCTAGCCGCTGGATCTTTTTGCGGTCTTAATACAAAGCATTCTTCAACTACTTCGCCTGTATCGCTTTTAAACACCTTGTATTTGCTATATAGTCCTTGGCTCATTGGTTAGGCTCCTTGTAGATGATGTAGAAGTAATCATTACCTTCAGTTTCAGTTGCCTTGATATCTAAAACCAACATATCTTGATGTTCCATAAGCCAATTACGAACCGATCCAGAATCTTTCAGTGCGTCTGATATTTTTATCTCCCCTGCTTTACCTAACATGGATATCACTCCTTGTATTTTCATCTGAAAACTCAGTTTTATAGTTGTGTAAAGCTCTGTGTGACTGTTTAAGCCGCTTTTTTTGCTAGACTTCCGTTTATGCTCTGAGGTGTTTCAAATGTATTGTGAGTGCCGCCAAATCGTTTCCGTGACGTTTTAGGCGATTGCCTCAACTTTTATTTCGATGCGCGGTTTATTGCTATATCTCTTTTTCACGAAATCATCCACTATCTGATTGTCATCAACCCATAAAACGCCTTTCAATGCATCTTTGATGCCTTTTCCATAGTTATCTGTGTCTGGCTTCGTAACAGGGAATACGCGCCCCGCTTCGGCTTCTGATGCTTTCTTTTTGCTGAAACTCTTAGGTATTGGCCTGAATACTGTTACTTCCAGGTACAACGGACCGACTAAAAGCTGATCAGGTGCGTATTGAGTAGCAGCCAGCCGTACATAGTCTTTGTAGTTGCTAGACTTTGCTGGATCGTATGCCCTTGCGAATCCGTTTGCCGTTGAAAATCTCGGTCTACCTTGTGCCACTGGTTCTCCGTATACTGTAAACTCAATCATTTGGCAGCACTTCTTTTCCATTGTGCTAGATACTTGATCTTGTTAAAGGTTTCTCGCTCATCTATCTTGCCTCGGTAAAATAATTTAGCTTCCTGTTCCATCTCTTCTTTATGATCAGCGCACACATCGACTAACGCATATGATCCAGCGGCTCTCTTGCCGCATTTAGGTATCTGACATTTCACTTTGTTTCCTCCTTTGTGTCTCTTCCGCAAGCTTAAGCATTTGGGCAAACTCTTCGTCGCTCACGCTCTGTCCCGCTGTTTTATCGACTATTGGGATTTCTGGCTTGTTGTTTCCATATGACCTGTTCGCTGGTTGCTTTTTACTACTCCGTAGTTTGGTTAAAATAGCCATGTAGTGTTTCCGTAGATTTTTAGGGCTGAATATAATCGTTTGATAAAAGGAATCTGTAAGTGCGAACTTGACGACTTCTCCTATTTCATCATCTTTTACTTTGTCCTTTTCGAACATCAATCTGAATGTATCCGCCCATGTATGAAAGTCCGGGGTCTTAATCAAATGACTCGTTTTTAATTCTTCAGCATTCTTAAAAGCTAGTTCGTGAAATCTAACAGCTAATTTAAAATACTTATCATCCTCTGAATAAATCCGTTTAGGATTTTTCGGAGTAGGTGGGTTTATATCTTTCTTTTTATCCTTCTTAACATTCTTATCTTTATTAACATTATTATTATTGTTCTCACTGCGTTCTTTCTCTGTTCTCTCTGCGTTCTCACGCTGTTCTTTCTCCGTTCTTTCTCCGTTCTCACTTTCTTTTCTATAGTGGTCAAAACCCTGATACTGTGCGTAGTTCACCACTGTGAATAGTGTTCCAAGTTCGGACTCTTCGATTTTCAATCGTTCTTCTTTAACAAGCTGTTCGATTTTTTTCGAAATTACTGAAAGTGAGTATTTTTTGATAGAACGGTTCTCGATGTACTCTAAATCCTTAATTAAATTTCGGTAGGACCGAAGGTACTGACCGCGCTTTAAACGAACTCCAGCAACAGTTGTACCTTCTTCCGCGAACACCGCGTTTCCAACGATATAAAAGAATATCCTGAACTTCGGTATGTCTTGCCATATTGGATGCTCAAATATTTCCCGGCTTGTTTGAAAAGCCCCTGCCATTTCACCACCCGCTTATTCTTCTGTGTATTTCCAATACTTCTTTCCTTCGCCGTGCTTGTAGTACTCAATTAATTCAATCCGCTTCTGCTGCTTTATACGCTTACCTAGCGCTGTCTCATCAATGATTTGATGACATGTTCCGGTATCTGTTTTAGGTCCGCATACATCCGCTATATTCCAAGGCTCATTGCCTGATCCATACTGAGATGCATTAACAAGATGCGCTCTTTCAAACCTTATTCTTGGTGAAGTAGTTCCGCAGAGTTCACACGTTATACATCCGTTTAACTCGCTAGACCGTCTGTGTACCTCTGTACTGCATTTATCCGTTATTGCTGTGTGTTTACCTCTCTTTGGTTTATTGCGTTCGTAGTCCGGCTTGGAAACTGGATTGAATCCGAAGTCGATCAACCTCTACCACCTGCCTTGAAATCTTCAAAGAGTATGTCTAGTTCCTTTTTTAATGCATTAGCTAATTGCTCCGTTTGGTTGTAAGCAGCTTCCCACCGCTTTGTGATTGCTCGGGATTCTACTTCCTTTTCTTGCAGATCGTAAGTTTTGATTTCTGAGTATGCTTCCTTTGCCTTAATCGTTCCTACAAAACTATCTTGTAGCTTCATTTTTTGATGTTTTAGAACTACCTTGGCATGACCATGTTCATATATTGATTGAGAGTACAAAGCTCCTATAATGCCCTGTGCGTGAGTGTAGAGAGTGATCTTCCGGGCAAGATCGCCCGGATTAACTACGTCCTCAGGAATTTCATTTATCCGTTTATAAATTGCATTAAGCTGAGACTTCTTTTTGTCTAACTGATCTTGTGTGAATATTCCCATTTCGCACCGCCTTAGAATGGAAGATCGTCGTCAGATATATCAATTGGTTTTCCCTCTCCAACAAACGGATCTTTTTCCACCACGGTATAATTGTTCAGTAGATCAATGAATTCACTTGCCTGTTTTTTTGTTAGTTCCTTGATGTCCGTCTTTCCATTACTAATTTCAGTTACCATTCGATTAAAGTCTTCATCACTGATTTTCTTTGTTTTCTTAAGCTTGAGAGTAAGGTTTATTTGTGGTTGGCTTATCAAAAAGTCAGTTCCTCGGCTTCCCTGAGTTTCTTTTGTTGATTGGGACGACTGATTGCCGCTTGCTGTCGTTGGAGTAACAGGGGTGTTAGGGTCATGCTTTTGTTGGAATGCGTCTGGGTCATCTTTATCAGTGGCGATGTTGAAAAACTTGAGCATGAAATACTTTTCCGCATAAGTCAGGGCCTTCCCTACACCCTTTTCGCCAGCTATATCCACGCCTTGACCGTACCAAGGAACTGAAATTTGTTCTTCTGGCATTTCTGCATTTATCCATGTCATTGTCATTTCTAATTCTGTAAAGTAGGTCGTAGTTCGCTTAGTGACATTTCCGAATTCGTCCTTATATTCGATAGGAGATTCATGTAAGCTCGGATTAGTAATTGCCGGGACGAGTAGCAAGCCCAGTTCATTCATTTTTGCAATAACGGCGGTTAGAACTCTACTTGATCCGGTATATTGGTATTGCGCTCCTTGATCAGCCTTCTGGATGTATGGAACCTCTTTTCTGACCTCGATCAACTTTTCGTATAGATTCAAAAGTTACGCCCCCTTAACTTGTCCATCCTCGATTTGAATACCAACCTTGCCGCTATCATCAACGACCTCTACCCAAACTTGATAATCCTTCTCTTGTGCCATTTCTTTAATGAGTGCCAGGTTATCGGAATCTAGTAAGCTACCATCTAAGATTCTAATAACTCGTAACTCAGGATTAAGAGCCATTGCCATTGCCATGGATACTTTAAGCCGTTCAGCGGTGGAACACTGTTTAAACGGGATGCCCTTAAACGTAATCCCCTCTTCATCGAAGTTCAGTCCTTCAATTGGGAACTCTGCCGCTTGGAGTGTATCCTTCTTAAGTTGGTCAATATCAACAATCTTTTGGGTAAGATATTCTGAGGACTTCTTGCACTCTTCGATCTCGTTTTCAATCCGAGTGCGCTCCTTTTTCTGCCTAACTTTATGATTAATCGATTCCACGTTTTGAAGTTTCTCTTCCAACAATGTTGTATCCGGTTCGATTAATTGATCTAGTGCAGCCTTTGAAGCTTTGCCCTTATCACAAATGTCATTGTACGCATCCTTTTTAACATCTAATTGAAGCTTAAGCCGCCCTATTTCTGCCTCGATTGATTTAATTTCCTCGATAGCCCGTGTACCATCATGGCGTAGTTGCTCGTATGCCGCGCGTTTGTCTGCATTGGCGTGTCTCTGTTCTTGCGCTGCGTTGATTTCTGGCAATACCGCACTAACGCTTAACTCTTCATCTGGGGTATCTTTAGTCGTGTAAGGCAATTCAGACAAGGCTCCTTCTAGCTTCTTGCAATCCTGATTTATATAAGTTCTCTCTTCATAAAAGCCCTTGCGGTCAAGGTCCAAAGCTGTAAAATCAATACTTACAAGCTCCTGTAAAGCTTCCTTTTGCTTTTTGGGATCAAGATTAGCGAATGATAGCGGGTCGAACGATAAGCGCCCTACAAGTCCATCAAGCATCGTTTGAGGTGAACTATACCGTGCGCCATCCTTTGCCGTTACTTCAAGCGTGGATTTGTCACCCTTCCATTTTCGAGTAACTACAATGTCATCCAATTCAACTTTTACTACCGCTTCTTTTTCTCCCTCTCTAATAGGCTTGTCCGTTGCTTTAAGCGCTGCCTTTCCAGAGATAGCGGCCCAAATAGAATCTAGTACAGAGGTCTTTCCTTGGGCGTTTTTACCGCTAATAACTTGAAAATTTTCATCCGGTTCAATCTCCACTGCTTTCAAGCCCTTGAAATTTTCGGAAGTTAGCTTTATAATTTTCATAGATTATCAACCTTTCAAATTTTGTTTGATTGATCACGGGTGCAACCGTGGTCTTTCTTTGTTTCCAGCAAAACTGCTGCCGTTTCAAGATTCATGATCACGTCACCTAGCTTTTGCTTTATAAACCACCCTGTTGTTGTTAAGACAGTCCCTGCCGACGCTCCCCTTACTTCGTCCTCCAGTTGCTTCAAGTCCCGTAGTGCGCTTTCCAGATAGCCCTTCATCCTCTTCCTCCAATCTCCGACGAATACGATCGTATTCAATCCGTTGTGCCGCTGAGTTAAAAACAAATCTCGGATGCGGTCCTTCTTTAATCCATCCACCGACTAATTTAAGAGCCGTTATTGCATGTGGCTTATCTGAAGCCTTTATCCGAATGTCTAGTGGTATACTCAAGCTCGTCCAACCTCCTAACTAATGCGCCTTGTTTACAATCAATAGCTTCCTTCATACACAACTCACAATGTGGTTGGCGATCCTTGTATACCAAATATTCAGCCTTGTATCTTTCGCATCCGCACATCACCACTGTTATACACCTCCGGTGGAAAGGCATCGTTTAGAAGGTCCCGAACAGCTATGATGTCAAATACACTGTTTAACTTTACGACTGGGCTTTTAGCTCCAGCAGGGTAAATTAATAGGCTCCCCCTCTGCTTGTCCGCTACGATTAATTGACCGCTTTTTAGATTCACACAGAATGCATTCAACTTACTCACGTCGCCACTTCCTTTCCTTATTTGCTTTAGCTGCATCTTCGATTCTTTTCATTTTTTCTGTTAGTGGCAGTCCGTTCCACTCTCTACCGTTAATACTCATTTGGCTATCACCACCCGTTTAATTGGTATGAAATCCGCGTATACTGCCCGCTGCTCTGGAGTCATCCGTTCATGCGGCAATGTGATACCTGGTGCCACTTTGCCCAATGATCTACCATCACGGCTTTGCACGAACTTTCCTTTGTGCTTTGTTTCATATCCCATGGCTTGTCCTTCCTTTCTAAGCTAATTTAGATTGATCTTTGAAGCGGTTGATAAAATAGATTTGACCTTTACCCGTTACCTTTGTTGTCTTAGTGGTTCTTATGCTTTCATCTGGATTCACAATGGTACGAGTCTTTATTTCGAATAGACCCAGTTCCATAGATCGTTGTGTTGGTAGGTTGTAATAATCACCTTTTCTGCCTAGGTATCCTTCTTGCCGAAGAGTTACAAACAATCTGTTCTGCCCTACTTTGATTCCGTTTTGCTTAAGCAGCTTTGCAAGTTCACCGATTAGGATAGAGTTATTCGAAGTCTCGAGCGCTTCAGCAAAAATTACTTTAGGCTTGTCCCGGTCTATCTGAGATTTAAGAAGTCGGTTTGCTTCTTGCTCCGTCTTAATCTGAGTAGCTAATTGAATGATGGTATCTGGGTTTAAAAGAACCTCTTCTAATTTTGCTGGTGTTAGGTATGCACCGTGCTTGCGAATGGAAGGAAGTATTTCATCTGCTACTTTAGCCTGGAACGCCTCGGCTATTTCATTTCTTGCTTTCATGGCTAATCGAAAAAATATGTTTTCAGGTATGAATGTTTCTTTCGCAACTTCCTGCGAAAATCCAAATCCAATAAGGTATGACTTGACGGTGTTCCATCTGATATATTCCGGTCCTTTAGAATTGTCAGTAAATCCGAGACCGCGAGAAACATCTTCCAGATTAAGTTGAGCTGTTCCGTTGCCGTCAATAAAACCTTTTACTCCATGAATTGTGATTAATTGAGTCATACGATTGCCCCTTTCATATTTAGTAGCTCTTGCTGTTCCATCCATTTATCCAAAGTAGATAATCTAAGTCTGATTTGCGGACGTTGCGATGATGCGGACCCTACCGGAAAACTCGGAAGTTGTTTTTCTCTTACCATCGTATATAAGGTTATTTTTGAAACGCCGATGTACTCCGCGGCTTCTTCGGCTGATAAAGTCGCACGTTTAATTCTGTCCGTATACATTTGATCAACCAAAACTTTTGCATCATTAGTAATTTCAGCCATTATCGTGTTTTTGATATCCTGTATAAAATCAGTCGTCGTCAAAAGACACACCTCACCAATTTATTTATCACACCATATTGCAAATTATCACTATATGTGATTTAATGAGTATAGAAAAGTTCTTGTACCGTTTTTTTGTAAAAGCTGGATACTTTTACCTTAGTATTATCACTACCATTTCTTTTCTTGCTCTCAAGCATTGCTAACATTCCATAGGAAATCCCAATTTCTACGGAAGCTTCACTGATGGTTAGCCCCATCTCTTTACGTGCATCTATCAATTGTTTATTCAAATTAACACCACCCTTTTTCTCACATATAGTGATTTCTTATCCCTAGGATATATCACCTATAGTGATAAGTCAAGGTGTTTTTAAATTTCTTTAATCACACATTATCCTAAGGAGTTGCAAATTAGTGAACGGAAACAAGTTAGGTAAAAGAATAGCTGAATTAAGAATTAAAAGAAATTGGGGTCAAATAGACTTAGCCCAAAAGATTGGAATGTCCACAAGTACTGTAGGTATGTGGGAAACTGGGAAAAGAGATCCTAGCACCGAAATGATTGGAAAATTAGCTACCCTATTCTGTGTAACGGTTGATTATCTTCTAGGTAAAGATAATGCCGTGGGTAATATCACTCCCCCGAATAATGATTCTGAATTAGATCAATTCATTAAAGAAATAATGTCAGCACCTGAAAGCGACAAGGCCGAGTTAATTAGATTTTGGAACTTTATGAAACAAAAAAAATAATAAAGAGGTGATTATATGCCGTGGGTAGAGAAAAGAGGTTCTGGATATAGGCTTGTTGTAGACATTGGAGAAGATTCATTAGGGAAAAGAAATAGAAAAACAAAGATGGTAGACACTACTTCAAAACGACAAGCAGAGAAAGAATTAAGTAGGTTTGTTGTTGAACTCGAAGAGAAGGGTTTTTTCAGTATAAATAAACCCAAAAAAATTATATTTGATCAAATGCTTGATAAATGGGTAGAAATATTTGTGCTTAATGATTTAGAGCTTACGACTCAATCTAATTATCTATATCAATTAAAAACTAGAATTCGTCCAGAGCTTGGACAAATGCCGTTAGATAAAATAACTTCACTTACAATAGTTGAATTTCTACACAATATGAAAAGTATAAGAAACCCCGGTCAACCCGTTGGCGCCCAAACAAAGTTATATGTATATCGTATGTTGAAGAGTATATTTTTAAAAGCGACCGAATGGTACAATCTCAGCTTTAATCCCATGGAAAAAGTAGCAAGACCAAAAGATGATAAACCTCCTGGTGTGAATGTTTACGATGAAACCGAATCTAAAGAAGTATTTAAACATCTACAGAGCGAGCCGACACAATTCAGGGTGCTTATAACCCTTGCTTTCACATCGGGAATGCGTAGAGCTGAACTGCTTGGTTTAGAATGGAAGCACATCAATAAGGATCGAGGAGTAATTGAATTGCGACAATCTATTCCAGCGTTCAAGGATGGTGTGCCAGTGATTAAAGCGCCTAAAAATAAGGGTTCTGTTCGAACTATATCTATCCCTCCATCAGTAATTGCCGAACTAGAAGAGTATAAGAAAGAATGGTTTAAGTTACGAACAAAGAATATTGAAATTTGGAAAACAAATCACGAGTTTATATTTTGTAACAAATACGGCATGCCCTACTACCCCAAAACTCTTGGTGAGAAGTGGAGATCGTTCATTCAAAGAAAAAATTTGCGGCATATTAGAATGCATGATATTAGACATACATCAGTGACAATACTTATTAACCGTGGAATACATGCAAAAATAATATCTGAACGAATTGGTCACTCCAAAATCGGTACAACCATGGATGTATATGGGCATGTTATACGTGCAGCCGATGTGGCAGCGGCGGACACTTTTGAAACGGTTTTTTCAACTCCTGCTATCCTACCTCTTTCTGATGCCGAAGAAGGTGGCAAAAAAGGTGGCAATTAA